GATCTTGTAGGAACTGCTTCATCCAAATCAACATCCGATGCAGGTTTTACCGCTGCTGTAGATGCACCATTCAATCCCATGACCATTTCGAATTTCTTCTTCAATTCGTCATATGACTTAAAGTGCTTTTCATCTAAGAACTGTGTCAAAGAATGTTGCTTGTTCCAAATACCCTCTACGATAACATCATCTTCCGAGATCGGACCTGCAGAGTCAAACTCTGACTTGTCATAATTACGATAACCTTCTACTTGGCGAATCTTTAATTTAAAGTTTGCGCCTGTATCAAAGTCAAATACATTGACAGGTTTTTCGTCTTGGAATTGTGGTTCTGCCATATCCTTGATCTTATCAAAGATCTTCTTGCCAAACTTATAAAGTCTAACTTGACCTTCGTTTTCGGGATGTGCAGGATCCTTAACAATAAGGATGTTAGTGATATAGCTGAGCTTGCGCTTTTGTTTACGAGCAATTTCCTTATTTGCATCAGAGCCAGAGTTCCATAGTTCTGTGTTATGTTCAGAAACAGGATCTGCTTTGCCTAGAGTTGTAAGGGAATTTTCGATATACCATTTTCCACCTGGGCCTTGGAATCCATGATTCCAAACTCTAACCCATGGAAGGTCTTCACCTTTAGGGGTAGGTAAGAATCTAATAACAGCATAGCCGTTACCTGCTTTGTCGACTTCTGGTTGCCAGAAACGATCATCGCCACTTCTTGATTCGCCTTGGGGGTTGGAGATCTTTTCAACCTCTTTCATAAGAGATTCAAATCCGCCGCGGGATTTTCTTAGATCAGCTAGTGAGTTGATTGCCATAATATTTCCTTTCGTATTTACGGTGTATATTTATTGTATTAACGCTGTTTAAATTTGCCATTACCAAATGTCGCATAATCATAATCAAATTCATCAATGTCATCATCCATCTTTTTAGATGATGCTATATTATATATAATCTTTTTGTGTTTGTCAATAACACTTTTACGTTTTATATTTTTAAGTTTACCTTCTCGATCATGTTCATAATCGGGGTTAAAATTTCTCTTCTTAATACTCATTTTAAAAAGTTAAGGCTCCTTATACCTTATTAAACTGTATCATCCTTACTTGCGGAATCTACTACAATGTACGGCCACTTTGAAACTTTCTTTGTAATTTCAGTTTGGTTGTACGCTAATTTCATTAAATATCTTTGGGTTTCTTTCAATGACTCTATTGTGGTGTGTAAGACATCCCTGGTCATCTCTAGCTCACTTTCGAGTCGCTTAATTTTCTGAGAGTTTATGTCCAACTCTTCTTCTAAGTATTGCATCAAATTTTTCCCTATCAAAACGTAAAAATGGTTTATACTTTCGCATTAGCCTAGATATATCAGGCCAGATAATCTTGTCCGAAATTTCGGAATCAAACTTATCTAAAAACGGTTCAAGCTTTTCTAGAATTACTAATGTTTCAAGTGTTATAGTCTTTCTCATAAATGCTTTTATTATATATGGATGCTGTGCTTTTGTAATTTTAAACGCATCTGCGAAACTCATATTTGACGCATCAAGTTCTTCGAGTAATCTATCCAAATCGTTAGTAAAGATATAGCCAAGACTTTCAATTCGCTTCTTCCATTCAGAGTATCGTTCACCTGCTTCAGAATCGAACATACCGCCCCATCTATCTCCGGATGTAAAATTGGCTACTAAAAAATTAGCAACTTCTTCATCCGAATATGTCTTGGATACTTTCTTGATTGAGTATAAATCTTTTCTTTTAGCAAAAGCAGCTCTACTTGCTCTTACTCTACCGCGTTGTGCGATAACATCATAATTTTCTGTAGTGAAATGCAACTTAAGAGCAAGATACATTTTATACACTGAGAATTCGTCCATAGTCACAATGGTAGCTTTCCTCGTTTTTTCAAATAGTTCTGATCTTCGGCTTCTGTTTGAATTCTATCTTTAAGAGACTGATTAATTAGTTTAGATATAGATTCTATATCAATGTCTACTTCTGTACAATATTGAATAACAGCATCCATATAACCTATCTTCTCTCTAAAAACTCTTTCCTCTATATGCAAGGAAAATTCATTCGGTGATCTAAATTTTTTAGTGATAATTAAACTGTCGGTTAATATGTAGTTTATTTCTTCGTTCATGGGGTCTCTGGGAAAAGTATCTCATCCATAAAATTCATAAACACCGTTTTGTCTACTCCGAAGTTAACCATCATAGCAGGTGTGTGAGGATTTAGTTTTTGATTCTTGCAATAATTATTTTGAGCTTCAAAATGTTGTTTCCATTTATCTACTGTTCCTATATTATATAGGTAATAGTCAAGATTGTCAATAACTGTTTTTGTTAGTTGATCTAATTCCTCTTGTGTTTGTATGTTTCCTGCAGCAACCATATTTGGACTGAATATTGCCTTTGCCCATCCAGGTAGTTCTCTCGGTTTATTCCATTCTACCTTAGACATTTTATCTTGATACCAATCATATACATGAGAGTTACTTATGCGAGAAAAATCATGAAATGCGCCTGTGATTTTATTCTTTCCACATACTACATCAAATCCAAATATAGGATCGGGAGAATCGTAGTGAGGAAATATACACATATGCATAACCCACATCTTGTGGTTCTTTGTAGCATCTACAATCTCAATATGTGCGCGTCTAAATTGAGGACATGTCCACAAATAGTTTTTCCAAGTAAAGTTATCTGAATGATGCTCATACTTGGGATCAATTTGTTCTACTTCATATCCTGCAAATTTACTAATAATATTATCTGCAAGTTTTTCAACCTGAGGCCATACTTCAATCATTATATACCTTAATCATTTCAATATTATGTTTAAATGCTATAATAGCTTCATCTGCCAATGAAGGATCTATTTTTGATCTAACTGCTTTAATCAGTTTTGGAATGTCATCAAACTTATACATCTGGCCTGTACCGGGAGTCAACTTAGCTAATTGTTGTCCCCCGAATAAGTCGCCCATATGTCTAACATAGATATGTGCAAGAATTCTTTTAGGATTAGTAAGTACTTCTTTACGATTCAAATACTGAATATATTCAAATGTAGGTTTGTTTAACCTATGATTTAATTCTTCGTCTTCTAGTAACTCTACAAAATCTAATTCTGCGGAGGGGGCTCGTCTAAGTTCTTCCATTCCTTCAAATATATTATGTGCATCACCCAATGCTTCTAATACTCCATATAAATGTATTAACTGAAAAACATAGTCTCTATATTTTTCTTTATCTACATTACCCGAAAAGATAGATTTTATAAATGGTTGTGATTCCGCTTCTGCGTGAACCTCAGCGGTCAATTCTTTTAATGTGCTCAATTTGTTTTCCTAGAATTTGCGGCAGTACCAATATATGGTCTATGATCCCATTTATAGTCACGGTAATTGCCGTTCTTGTCCACATAGTGTAAAAATGCTTGTGTTTGTCTTTGACCTTGATATGCGTCACGCCAATGGTTTAATGTATCGCCTTTATAAACAATAAGATCACCTGGCCATAATTTAACTGCTTTATGCTCACCGTTTAATGTCTCGAACCAAATTTCCCAAGGTTCTTCATCTATAGAAATGTTAACGGTTGATGAGAATTGGCAACTTGGTCTATCTTTGTGTATAGCCATTGTTGCACCATTATAATAAATCCTGGCATATGTATATGTGGGATATAATTTCTTACCTGTTATCTCTTCCATAAGAGGTTGAAGTTGTAATGATAGTGCTTCAAAACATAACGCAGAATAATAAGCAAAACTATTTGTTACTTGTGAATCACCAAACATGAATTTGTTTTCTTCACTTTGTCCGCCTTGCATATACTGTAATTTTTTGATTAACTCAAATTCAATATCCATATGCTGAAGTTGTTCTGGGGGTACTGCACCTCGTACAACCTCATATAAATCTGTAGCAAAATTAGCTTCATCGGAAATTGCTAGTTCGCCTAATCCTGCAATATCTGAAAAAATATATCCACTCTCAGTTTTTGTTTTCATACTATTATCCCAAAAATTTATTGTTGGCTTTTAAGGATATGCCAACAAACCTTTGGATATTAGAATCCGCGTGTATATGCGAAGCCAACAACCTTTTGGTTGCTATCACCCTTAACACGGTCATACTTAGCAGTAATGGCATCATCTTTGCTCAAAGCATAAGACAATACATAACGTGCTGTTTGAGTTTGGTCATTGTTCTGTGAACCATTAAAGGCCGAACGGAAACGATAACCAACTTTGGCTGTTACACCAGAAAGACCTGGAACTGCTGCAGCAATACCTGGTTCAACTGAATAATATGCGAAGTCTGTGGTATTAGAATACTTTTGACCTACCGCAGTGCGAGCATACAATCCGATAGGACCGTTAACTGTTGC